GGTGAGGTCGGCGTCGACGGCTGCCGCTTTTTGGATCGCTCCGAGCTGGTCTTGTTGAGCCTTGAGTATCTGGTCGTTGGCTGTGATCAGCGAGCCCTTGAGGTCGGCGATCCGCTGGTCGGCGTTAGCGATCGCCTCCTGCACGTCGGCGGCGCGTTCGGTCGCCGAGCGGATTTGCCGCGGGTCGGGCACGTAGTAGCCGGGGTTGCCGCGGTCGTCATACCCAGGTGTCGCACCCGCGCTGGCAGGTGCGGGCATGTAGCCGGGGCCGAAGTCGCTGTTAGCCGGCCCTGAGGACAGCGTCGCGGTGGTACGAACAGGCCGGTAATAGTGCTGGGTGAACGACGGATCGAGAGCTCCGGCGCTTCCGTCCATGCCGCGCATTCCCGCCGAGGAGTCCGAGCCCCAGTTGAACGGTGTCCCGTCCGGCAATGTCGCTTGCATGTGGTGGCCGTTGAAGCCGACGTTAAACGCACCCGGCTGGTAGCCGGGAACGAAACCCCGCGACGTCAGCCATTCGGCGGCGTTACCGGTGGCCATCTCGCGGCCCGCGGTGGGCATCCCGTCCATGAGGTTGACAAGATCCTCGACGGCGCTGCTGCAATCTCCTAAACCGCGGGTCAGATCAGACACGGCGGGGTTGCCGGTGGCCATCTCGCTGGCCGTGACGTAGCGTCCGGCGGGGACAGCCCCGCCGCCGGTCAGCGGGGGAAGCGTCCACGGCATGGGGAACCCGCGCCCGGGAGTTCCCCGGACAGCAGCGCCGCCCAACCCTGGAGCCAACACATCCAGCGGACTACGCGGACCCATAACGCCGCTGCCACTATCGCCGGGGGCTATCACATCAAGGGGGTTACCCGGAGCCATCCCGGGCCCGGTCGACATGTTGCCGCCCATCACCGGCGAGTTGATGATGTTGTCCTCAACCCAACCCCACGCCGATTTCAGGCCGTCAATCGTGCCGCGCATCGACTCGGTGAACCATTCAAGCTGATTGTTGAAAGATTCAAACACCCCGGTGGCGATCGGCTGGAGGTCGACCTCAAGGAAGTTTTTGAACCGCTGCCACTGCTCGGCGAGGTCGTCGGTCTGCTCCCGCGTATCGCGAATGTCGATGGCCTGCTGTTGAATCGCGCCATTCAGTTGGTCGACGCCGAGCTTGCCGGATTCAATGGCCTCGAGGAATGCGGGGGCGTTCTTCGTCCCGAAGAAGTCGTTGGCGATCCTGATCGCCTCGGTGTCGCGTTGCGCGTCGTGCAGTTCTTTGATTTTCACGATCACATCGCTGAGCGCCTGTTTAGGGTCTTTGCCCGCGTCGGCGGCGGCTTTGAGCCCCTTTGTCAAACCCGCCAGCGTTGCTGCCGGGTCGACGCCGGCGTCGTTGAACGCGGTCAACACCGACACGGTCTGGCCGAGGTCCAGTCCGTACTGCTGGAACCTGGGGCCAGCTTTGACCAGGGTGTCGATCAGGTCGTTGATCGGGGTCTGGGTTTCGGTGAAGCTGGTGTAGAGCTGGTTGAGAACCGGGATCTGCTGTTCGGCGTCAATCTTGAACACCCGGAACAACATTCCCAGTTGTTTGATGTTGGTCTGCTCGCCGGTCATGTCGTTGAGGTCGGAGATGTAGGCGGTGAGGTTCTCCAGATCCGGACCAGTAGCACCGATCGACGACGACACTCGGCCCAACACGTCACCGATCTGACCGATCGAGCTTGACGAGTTGAGGGCCACGTTGGCGACGCTGTCCATCATCGCGTCAAGTTCGGCGCCAACCTTGCCGGTGCGGGCGGTGATCCGGTCGGCGGTCTCATCCCACCGCGAACCCATCTCGTACAACTTCGTCGCCGCGGCACCGATGCCAAGCGCCAAACCCGCCACCGCAGTGATAGCACCGCCGACCGCGATCCCCACACCACCAAACCGGGCCGCCAACATCTCGGTGTCTGACACCAGCCCGCCGAGCCGGGTGCCCGAGGTCAAGTTGCCCAACGTCGAGAACAGGTTGCGGCCCTCGGCTGTGAGGTCGGCGTATGCCTTCCCGGCATCCCGGGTGGCACGCGACTCGCTGCGCCGCGCCCTTTCCAGCGCCTCGGACTGGGCGATCAGCCGCGAATCAGAAGCGCCGCGGGCCCGCATGTCGGCCAGCTTCGACTCCTCGACGGCCACCTTCCCGGCGGCGTCGGCAACCTTGTCATAGGCGCGAACCCACTTATCGACCGACTTCGGGTCGGCCTTCGCAAGGGAGTCCTCGAGGCCCTTCGCCCACGCTTTACCGGAGTCCTGGCCGGCCCGGGAGAACCGGCGTTCCGCAGAGTCGGCGACCCGGTCGAAGGAGCGGTTATCGCCCCTAGCCTCTACCGGCAGGGTTATCGGCACCGCTCACCTCCTTTATGTGAATCCCAGCTCGTCGAACAGTTCGTCGGTCTTTTCCTCAAATGCCTGCTCGGTCTCGGCCGCGTCGTCGATGAGTTCGCGGGCCTCGACAGGGTCGAGGAACAGCTCAGGGACGTACTCGTTGGGCCCGCCCACGTACAGCGCGGCGCGATGCAACGCCAGCTCCCGGTGAGTCTTGGCCGCCACTTGCAGCGTTTTCGTCCATCGCCCCCCGATCTCGGGGATGTGCTCACACAGCACCAGAAGACGCCGCGACGACAGGATCGGAATCCCCTCGGCGTCAACGGTTCCGCGGTGCCAGTGCTTGATATCGAGGCCGCGGTCGAACAGGTACGCCTCGATCGCGGCGGCGTTAGTCCGCCAGACGTGGATCGCTAGCGGCGCTTTTCGAGCCGGCTTTGCGCCACTCCTCGTGCTTGGCGTCCATCATCGCCCACACCGCGGTCAGGATCCCCGGTGCGCCGCCCGCCTTCTCAAATTTGCGGTACTGATCCTCACCCCACATGGCGATGAGGAACCTGGCGTCTTTGCCGTCGTCGAGGATCTTCCCGTCGCGGCGCAGCGGGATCGCCGGTGACGGGCCGGTGATCTTCTTGCCGTTGGGCAGCGTCACCTCGGCCTTGTCGCATCCCTCGATGTAGGTCTCGACCTCTTCAAGCTTGCGCTCAATTTCTGCCGGTAGGAACTGCCGGTAGGTGATGCGGTACTGCTCGCCGGCGTGGGTGAATTCGTAGTGAGCTTTGAATCCGAAGAACTCCGACAGTTGCGCTATCGCGGCTTCAAGGTTGGGCAGTTCGGGCATTGGTGGGCTCCTGGTGGTGGGGGGCTTACTGCTCTTCGGTTGCGTCGGGGTTGAGGTCGTCGAGCTTCTGCACGGCGCTCGTCAGGGCGGTCAGGTCGACCGGGGTGCCGGCGGCATCCAGTTGGGCCTTGACGTCGGCCAGTTCGTCGACGATGGCGTCGCGTGCGGCGATCACCTCGGCCTGGATTTTGTCGACCTGGGCGGTGAGGCTGTCGATCTGTGTCTGCTGATCAGACATTGCTGCTCCTAAAGTTGAGAGTTGGTAGACGGCGAAACTCAAGGCGGCGAGGATCGCCGCGTCGAAGTAGTAGGCGTTCATGTCAGAGGACCGGGAGGTGGGCCCAGAGCCCACCAGCTAGAGCCCACCTCCCGGGGTCTGTCAGGCCGCGGCGACCGAGAAGGTGCCGCCGGTCAGCGATGCCGTGCCGGTCAGGCTGCCGCCGGCCGGAACGGTGACGGTGTAGGGTCCGCCCGCCGAGCCGGTGACGGTGAAATCGGCGGTGGTGTAACCGTCGTCGAGGGCGACCAGTGCGGACTTGACCGCCGACGCCGCAGCGTTGTAGGCGATCGTCGCGGTGGTCTGGCCGGCGAGGGTCAGCGTGAACGTGCCCGCCGACGGGCTGCCGAGGGTCACCGTGTAGACGGTCGGGACCGGTGTCCCGAGGTCGGCCCAGGCGGTGCCGGATACCCAGGTGTGCTTGATGATCGGCACGTACTCGCCGTCAACGTAGCCCATGAAATAGCCGTCCGGAATCGGCTTCATCGTCAGCTCGGCGGCTTCGCCCTTCTTGCCTTTGCGGCTGGCCCCGATGTCGGTGAGCTTCGTTGCGGCGTAGCCGTCGACCTCGTAGAGCACCTTGCCGCCGCGCTGGCGGGCCGACACCAGCAGAACCTGGCGGTCGACGGTGTCGGAGTCCAGCGGCTTGGACCATCCGGCGTCGGCGCCGCCGGGCACCTCGACGAGATTGTTGCCGCTCTCATCGGTGAGGCGCAGGTTGTTACGCAGCCGGCGAAGGAACGGCTTCGCCGTCTCGACGCAGGTGAACGAGAACGGCTCGTCGTCCTTGGTCATCACGACGTCGAACGGCGCGTTGCTCTGTTCGATCATCTGCTCGTCGGAGTCGATCGACGGCTTCTGGCTCGGGCCGTTGCCCTCGGCGAACGCCCCACCCAGGTGGAAGCCCTCATTGGTGGAGGTGTTGGCGACCCAAACACCGTTTTGCCGGACGAAGGCAAACAGGTCGGAACGCAGCTGGCCATCGGAGGCGAACGGCGACCACCGCACGCTGCCGTCGGAGTTGTGGGGGGAGATGTCGGTGGCCGCGCCGCGGGCGTCGCGGATCAGCACCGCCAGCAGGCCGGTCCTGTTGCTTTGGAAGCGGTTGTCGACATCGTTGTAGCCGCCGGCGTTGAAAGTTGTGCCGGTTGCGGGTCGCGTCATGTGACGTGTCCTTTCGGGTGATAACTGAACGCCGAAGGCATCCGGCGATGGGGGTGGTGGGCTGGGTGCGGCGGGAGCCGCGGCGCGGCACTAAACCGCGACGTAAGAGAGGCCCAGCTGGTAGCGGGCCACATACCGCACGACCCGCTCGTTGGGGTATTCCATGCGGCGGGGTTTGAGCAGCGGTGTCACATAGTCGGTGTTGGCGTGCGAGCCGTCCGACAGCGTCACCGTGGGAGATTGACGCGCCAGCAACGTCATTCGGCGATGCACGCGCCGGGCGGTGAGCTTCGCGGCCTGGGCGGCCAGCATCCCCGACCGTGCGGTGTCGAGGATGTCGAGCTGAATCACCGGGTCGTCGATGCCCTCGTTGGGGTCGTCCGCACCGTCGACCTGGGTCACTTGGCAAAACGGCAACACCTCATCGTTGGTGCGCTCCACCGCAGTCCGAAGCAACGGGGACAACCAGCGGACCACCATCTCCTCGGCGTCCGGGGCGTCCTCACCCAACAACGGGGCGCTCACTCTTGCCCGCCGATACCGTCGTCAAGGGTGCCGCCGAAGTGGGAGGCGGTGCGCTGCCCGGGCGCATAGGCTTTCGTTTTCCCGGGCTCGCCTGTGCCGAACTCAATCCATGCCGCTTTAAAGTCGGTGGCCCGTACTTTGCCCTTGCCCCGGCGGCCTTTCTTCACAACCTTGATCGAGGCGGCGTACGCCCCGGAATCGACGGGGGCCTGCGAACGCCAGTACGGCACAACCTCTCGGTTCATAAACTCGTTCAGCCCGGCATCCACCTCGGCGGCCTCGGCGATCGCCCGCTCAAAGTCGCTGTCGGACATGCCGAACCGGCCGAACGGGTTACCCATCAGCCGGCCTGCCGTTTCGCGAGGAGGGTGACATGGTGGGGGGTGCCGTCGATGTCGCACTTCGGCATAGGCGGGCCGTCGATCTGAAAGACCCGGCCCTGATAGGTCAGTTCATCGGCGGGCTTGGCGGCCAACGCCGCCGCGACCGGCGGCACTGTCCACTTCCACACTTCGCTTGTGGTGTCGGTTTGGGCGTCGACCTCCGCAGTCGACAACACCCGGCCATGACAGCCGCCGACGGTGACGTTGGTGCGGGTCTCGCTCTGCAAACCGAGGTATCCAGGTTCGCCGCTGGTGGTCACTGTCGTCAGGACAATCGTGTGGCCGCCGAAGGTCATGGCCGCGACTCCAGTCGGAACGCCGCCAGTCGGCCCGTGGGCAGGCCGGTTGAGGACTCCCCCACACCTGACCACTGATATTCGACGTCATCAATGCGTTTACGGATCATGTCGCCGCGGCCTGAGATCAGCGACGATGCATCGACGGCGGCCAGGACGGCAGCATCGAAGTCCGGGCAGATGTCGAACCCGTGACTCATCGTCACGGTGATCCCGCCGTAGGTAGACGTCCACGGCATCCGGCTGCGCTTACGCACCAAACCCCGCCCGGACACCTCGAGGTTGTCGACGTCTACAGCGACACCGTCCTCGGTCAACGAGACCAGTTCGCGCAGCGCCAATGTGGGCAACAGCAGGTCGAGCGTGCCGGGGCCGTCAATCGTCACAGTGGTCTGTGCGACCGGAGTGACATGCCAGCCGCACCAACGCCGTACCTGCACCAGTGCCGCGTCCAGCAGGCGGCTGGTCTCCTCGGCGCCGGCGGGCAGCCGGCCGCCGGTGTACCGATCGACGTCGTCGACGCTCAGTTCGGGCATCAGCCCGCGGCGCCCTTATTGACGGGGGTTCGCGACTTGTTCGCCGGGGTGCGCGACTTCGCCTTCACCGGCTCGCTGGCGGGCTTGGCCGGCTCAGTGCTTGCCGTCAAGCCCCGCGCCGCGGCGTCCTCGTCGGACAGCCGCAGCGTGGTTTTCATGCCATTGACGACCACGTCGTAGCTCTTCAGCATTTGCGAATGTCCTCCTCGGAAGGGATTGCGGTGGCGGGCAGTTGAATTGCCCGCCACCGCGATCACTCTTGTTTTTAGGCGGTCAGATCCAGCGACACGAACGCGGTCGGACGGACCACACCAAACGCCAGCCGCTCCTCGGCGAGGATGGCCACCATGTTGCGGATGAAGAAGTCCGCATGACTGTCGGTCATCGTGACGGTGGTCTGCTCGCGATCCCACAGCACCGCCTTCGAGAAGTCGCCGAGCAGGCCAACACCTTCAGCCTGGGACTCCGACTCCACGACCGGAACACCCCAGATGGTGCGCTGACCGATCTGCTGCGGCCCGCCGTAGTAGTAGCGGTTCTCGCCGTCCTTGGCCAGGTCGATCCGCTCGGCGTCGGCCGGGTTGAGGACCAGCGCCGTCGGGTTGACACGGCCCACCGTGCGGGCCTTCGTCACACCCTTGCGGATCGTGGTGAACAGGTCGGTCGACCATGCCTGGGTTTGAATACCCGAGGTGTTCACGATGCCGGTGAAGTTCTCACCGGAGCCGTTGCCGTTGAGGATCTGATCCTCTTCGGTCTCTTCGACGTCGGCGGCGAGTTCGTCGTTGATCAGCCCTTCGAGCTGGGCGACGTCGGCCAGGGCCCGCTTGGTGACCGGAACCCACTCCGCGATCGTCTTGACGACAGCAGTCGCGACCGCGAACGCCCACGCGCCTTCGGGCTTGTAGCCGCCGCCGGCGTTGTTCACCAGAGCCGCACCGGCCGCCAGCGAGTTGCCGTCCAGCGCGGGCAGCGCCGGGGGCGCCGACGAGGTGGCCTCCGCGACGACCGCCGCGTTGTTGGTGTGACTGGTTTGCTGCACGAATTCGACGGTGTCGCTGGTCGTGCGCCGGTTGGATACCAGGTTGCGGATGGTCAGCGGTTTGCGGCCGAGCAGTTCGACGATGTCGGTGCGCTCGTTGACCACGAACGCGCCCGCGCTGGTGGAGCTGGCGCCGGTGAACAGAGCCTTGACCTGAATGGGCGAGGTCTGGACCCGCGACTTGGCCGGGATGCGGCCCTCGGGGAATCCGGCCAGCATGGACTTGAACTCGGGCGACTCGACCACGGTCAGGCCGAGGGACTTAACCCGGGCCTTCACGTCGCCGCCGTCCTTGTGGGCGCCGACCTCGGCGGCGAACGCCGTGGCCTGCTCGATGACAGCCTCGTCGGCCTTGACCGCTTTGATGCCGTCGAGGACGTCCTTCAGGGACTTCATCGCGACGTCGTAGATGCCGCGCTCCTCGTCGGTCATCTCACGGTTTTCTTCGGTCGCCTTCTGTGCGACCTCGCGCGCCTTCTTCGCTTCGGCGTCGGCGCGCTCCTTGAGCTGGATGATCCTGCTCATGTTGCTACCTCTTTCGGGGTTGGGAGTTATGCGACCTCGGCGTCGATTTCGCCGAGGATCGCGTCGATGTACGCCGAGCGGTCGACGGACGGGGTCGGGCTGGCCTCACGCGACGACTCCTCAGACCCCACATCCGACTTCGTGTCGGGGTCGTCGTTCGCCTGGCAAGACGGGCCGGACTCGCTGGCCTTCTGCTCGTCAGTTGTGCCGTCGAGAACGGACAGCACACGGCCGATGGCCTCATGTGCGCTGCGTAGTTCGCTCTCGTTCTTGGCCGACAGCACGCGGCCAGCTTTCAGGTCGCCGGTAATGCGCTCGGCCAGCTGCCGAGCGTGCTTAACCGACAGAATCTCGGTTTCCTGATTCGCCCCCACCGTCACCACCGAAACCTCGTAGAGCTTCACCTCGCGGATTTCGTAGATGTCGGCGCCGTCGAGCACCGCCGGCGCTCCAACGACGACGTCGTAGGCGAAGGACATCTGGTCGATGCGGCGGCCCTTGATCATCCGGTAAACCTGCTTGGCTTTCGGGGACTCCAGGTCGAGTTGCGCGGTGACCTTGAGCCCGACCTCGTCCTCCTCGGCCGACACCACGTAGCCGATGTTGAAGTCGGGGTCGCTCATGTTGTGGCCGAACAGCAGCGGGATCTGGTTGCCGGACTTCTGCCATCGGGCCAGATCGGGGGCGAACGCACCCTTGACGACCACGTCGCCGTAGGAGTCGACGTTGCCGAACACGCTTGCGTAGGCGACGAATTGACCCTCGGCCAGCCCGTCATCGGGGCCGGCTTTCAGTGCGATACTGGTGGCGTTCTTCGTCAACATGGGGTACTCCTATCCGGTGGGCGCCGGGGCGTCGGCCGGTGCGGCCGGGGTTGGGTCGGGGTCACCGTTCTGGGTGACATTGAGTGGGCGGATCAGATCGTCGCCGCCGTCAACGGGCGGCCGGTTATCAAGTGCGCGGGCCTCGTTGATCGTCATCGTGGGCCCGCCGACCGCCTTCTGTATCGCGTCGGCGCGCTCCTCGAAAGAGCCGGTGAGCTTTTCGCGCAGGTTGAACTCGGCGTAATAGCGTCCATCAGTGTCGAATTCGGAGATCAGCTGAAGGTCGATCTCCTCCTCGAACATCACCAGCCACGGGCCCAGGCAGTCTTGGTAGAGCATCTTGTGTTGCTCTGAAATGTTGGAGAAGGTGGCATGGTCGAGGATGCCGACCATCGGCGGGGGGATGTGATAAGCCGCCGCGACTTCCTCACGGGTCAGCTTGCGGCCCTCGACGTATTGCAGATCCTTGGCGGTCTGAGCCGCCGGGGAGAACGTCATCCCGTCCTCGAGTATCGGGGTGCCACCAGCGCCCGGGCCGCTGCCCGCGTACTGGGTCTGCCATCCCACCCGGAACCGATCCCGCGCCTCGACCGACCACGGCGGTGCATCCTTGGGCCGCAACAGATACCCGGACACCCGGGCCCCGTTCCTCATGATCTGCTCACGCATCTCCGAGCCGGTATGGGCCTCGCGCAGGATGCGGCGCAGGGACTCCAGCGGTGAGATTCCCACGTCAGAGTCCAAGCCGTAACCGCGGAAGTACACCACCTGGTCGGCGGGCACCGTCCGCTTACCCTTGCCGCCCGAAATCACGAAAGAATCAGGAGTGAGCCAGTTATCGCCGTCCGGCTTGATCATCGTCGGCGGGATCCGCACCAGCCCGGCCGTCGACCCGTCAAACTTCGTTTTCAGCCAATAAGCGTTGTCGTAGATCGCGAAGTCATGCACCAGAGAGTTGATGAACCGGTAGCGGGTGGTCCAGGGATTCGGCTGCCGCAAAATCCTGGCCACCGGATGATCACGCACCCGCTGACGGTCAGTGTCACTAACCCGCTCGTAAACCGGTAGGCCAAGCTGCGCGATGTTACGGGCAAGGAACGACACAACGGTGCGAACCGAATCCTGGGTCCGGAAAATCTCGGCGTAGTCGGCCGAATAGGACGCCGACAGCTGGATCCGCGAAGGTGTCGCGATGCGTTGGCGGGCCAAGCCCTGCACCGAGCCGGCGGTAGCGACGAACGCCATCAGCACCGCCTCTCGTCGTCAAAGTAGCTGGATAAAGTCAACATTCGCCCGGTCGATCAACAGTTCACCGTCGGCTGGCACCGGCTCGGCTCCCGGCTCATGCACGGTCGCGCCACGCAAAACCAGCGACACCCTGCACTCATAGCTACACACACCCGAGACAGCGTTGCCGCTCAACAAATTCACTACGACGTTGCGCTGCAAAACCTTGTCAGGTCGTCGACTAAACAACGAGCAGCTCACTTTCCTCGTAGGCCGAAACGGCGGGCGGGGTTGCGGTTTCGGCCGCCCACACCGCACCGATAAACGCCTTCAGTGGGGCGGCGTCCGTTGGGGACCGGGCAAGATCAATCACCCAAGCCCCTTGGGCGAGAACCTTCACCGCCGCCGAATTGGCCGCCGCATCTAAACCCGGATGGGATAGATGCCGGATCCGGCGTTTGTCGAGCCGGTCAAAGGTGATCCCGGTAGCCGTACCGAGATCAGTGCCCGACCACTCGAGGAGTGGAATGCTGGCGGGAGTGCCGTCGGGCAGCGTTGCGGCCCGAATGTCCTCAATCAGCGGTGTTTCCGGGGCCCCATTGGACTGGATCACCACCCCGGCGTACCGCTCCCGGTTCTCAATCAGCCACGGCACAACCCAGTCGGTCCCCACACGGTCGGCGGCGATACCGGCAACCGGCGCCCCGGACTCGTCGTGCGCCGCACGTGCTATATAGCAGCGCGAACGATTCCACGACATCGCCAAACACACCCACCGGCGGGCGTCCTGCGCCGGGGCCGAGCGGTCGTCGAGAGTTTCCCGCCACGACCCTTCAGGCCAGGGGCCGGCCTCGTCCATCGCCACCCACCGGCAAAGCACTTCAATCTCGAACTGATGGGGTGGGTTGGTTCTCAGCGCGGCTGCGATGGCCCGCTCGGTAACACAGTTCTCGACCACATCAATGTGGTTCATCGAAGGGTTAGCCTGCGCCCACCCATATCGGTCGGTGCGTTTCAGCGTCGGCGCGGCCGACCACTCAAACCAGCCGAGAACCTGATCGTCAGCGGTCTCGGCGAGGTAAGCTTCCATCTCCTCATCAAGACCTTCAAGGATGTCGGCGTCGCCGTCGCCATCCGGCCACCCGAGCTCGCGGTGCGCCTGGGCTTTGAGATAGCGCAGCACCACCGACAGTCCGTCGCCGGCGTTCGAGAACGCCCACGCCTGCGCCCGCGGGCGGGCGTTCATCGTGTTAGTCACCGCCGACCACGAGTCCCACGACTGGTGCTCGCGCAGCTCGTCGAGCAGGATAAGATCACCGGAAAAACCGCGGCCACCCTTTCGGGACGCCGCCGCCACCCGGTACTGGCAGCCGGTGACCAACTTCATGTACTTCGGGTGCCCGAGACTGATCTTCTCGATCAGGTCTTCAAGTTCCTCGTCGGACTGCGCCCACTCCACCGCTTCCCCCCAAGCCTTTTCGGCGTTGGCGAGATCCTGGGCGGTGGCGATCACCGTCGGGGAATCCAAAGCGTAAATATGCCACAGAGCAAGAATCAGCATCACCAGCGTCTTGCCGTTCTGGCGGCCGACACTGGTCACCACGTAGCGGAATCTGTACCGCGGCGGCGACCCGGGCGGATCGTGCTCGTCGGGCTCGGCCAGTTCCAACGCATGAACCAGCAGCCACCGCTGCCAGGGGAACAGCCGAACGCCGAGCACATCCTCGGCGAACGCGATCGCCGCGAAACCGTGTGAGGTTTCGGGCGTCAGCTCCCGTTTAGGCGGGGTGAAAATCCTCGGCTGCTCACAGCCCAGAATCACCCAGTCGCCTCCGCCGGCCGGCGCGTCATCTGCCGCACCGCCGCCAACTTCGACGACTTCGCATCAGCGCCCTTGCGGAGCTTGTCCAAAGTCTCAGACAGCCGGTGCGCCGCCGAAGCGTGCTGCGCCACCGCAGATGGGGTGTCCAACACCCGAGCCAACGAAATCGCCACCTGCATTAGACCTGGGCGGCTTCCCGCGGTGGATAACCCAGCAAGTTCAGCGATCACCGCCGCCTCCACCTCGCCCGGGCCAGCCGACTCCGGACTCGGGGCGGCTTTCGGCGCCGACTTCGCCGCACGAATCGACGTCACCGCGCCGGGCTTAACTTTCTCCGCACGCCTCACCTGCGCGTATTGCTTCGCGTACTCGGCGTTTGCCACTTTGCACGGCTCGCACCGGCAACCCGCGTTATAGCGGGTCCGGGTGCCGTGCTGGCCGGTCATAACAGACCCCAAACGGTCGACATGTTCGACTCGAGCATCATCTGCCAAAACTTCCATTGCACACGGGTCTCT